CAGCTCAGTAGGGGTGAAAAACTCAGTGTGTCCACGATAAAGAGGATGTATTCTTACTTGTCAAGAGCTGCCGAATACTATGACCCAAGCGATTCTAAGGCTTGTGGCACAATTTCATACCTTTTATGGGGTGGTAAGGCAGGATTGGCTTGGAGTAGGTCTAAACTGCGTGAATTAGGCGAATTAGACCTTAATTGCGACTGTCACGAGCTATCTGAAGAGCTTGAACTCGGTTTATACGACAAAACATACAAAGATTACCCTTCTGCTGCCAGAAAGAACGCTAAACAAGCTCTTGCGTACTATGATAGCAATAAACCAAGATGTGGAACGCCTCAAGCGTGGCAATTCGCCAAACTATTAGTTGATGGTAAACCATTATCTCGTTGTTTGATATCAGAGATGGCATCTTACAATAGATTCGAGAAAAAGAAAAATGAACCATACAATAAAGGTTGTGGTGGTCTTCTATGGGATGCTTGGGGAGGCGAAGAAGGAATCCGTTGGGCAGAAGGTAAGCTCGATGAGATAAACTCTCAGGAATCTAAATTAGACTTAGCATCTAAAGAGATTGATGGGAGACTCGCCTATGACACAAAGGAAGAGGCATTAAGAATTGCAAAGGATATTGGTTGCGAAGGATATCATACTCACGATGTAGATGGTGAAACTTGGTATATGCCTTGCAAAGAACATAAATTAGCAAAGTACGATGACAAAGGAAGAATTATTAGAAGCCCGAAAGCACCAAGTTCCGATACTAAAAACCCTGCTCCAAAGAGAGGTAGCAAACGCAATCCAAAAGGAGCTGCTGGGAAAGGAAGGGGAGTATCTGTTCCAGCCAGAGTGTTAAAGTCGTTGCAGAAGAAAGCAGGTGACTTTAACGAGAAGTATAAATCTAAACTCGGTTACGGAACTACTGTAGGTCAACTCAAGTCTGTATATCAGCGTGGTGTTGGCGCATTTCAAACGTCACATAGTCCTATGGTAAAGTCAGCCGAGCAGTGGGCACAAGCGAGAGTTAACGCTTATATATACTTGCTGAAGAACGGAAGACCTCAGAACGCAAAATACACAACAGACTACGACCTATTACCAAAGAAACACCCAAAATCAAGTAAGAAATGAAAAAAGCATTTGAAACACCCAGCACAACATCTCCACGCAATTCAAGACGTGGTTGTTTATGCAAAGATGGAAAGAGATATTCTCGCAAATGCTGCGATGGAACATTGAGAGCTCAAGGTATTGGGAAAATCTAACAGAGGAATTATTATTAGTTATTATTATATACTTTAAAGTTAAATTTTATTATGGAAGGTAAAGCAACTCTTATTTTAAAAGACATTATGCAGAAACTTTCTATGATTAATTCTGAAGAGGTAAAACAAGAAGTAGATAACGTAGAAGTTGCTGCCGAAGAAGTTACTCCCGAAGTTGAGGTCAAGGAAGAAGTTGCGTTGTCTGAACAAAACGAAGAAGTAGTCGAAGAGACTACTGAACTATCTGATGAAGTTTCCGAAGAATTAGCTGAAGAGGATGAGCAAGAAGCTCCTGAATCTGAAGAAGAGTCTGAAGAAGAAGAAGAATTAGAAGAAGATAAATATGTTTCTCGTGATGAATTTGACAGTAAAATCTCTCAGCTCAAAGATATGATTGAGTCTATGAAAGGTGATATGTCAAAGGAAAGAGAATCTTACGAACAAGAAAAGTCTGAGTTAAGTGCACAGATTGAGAAACTATCTGCTGAACCAGCAGTTGAGCCAATCAACCACGCACCTAACCAAGAAGACGAAAAGAAAGATGTATTACGTTATTCAACAAATCGTAATGCTTCTACTATTGACAATGTATTTTCTAAATTAATATAAATAAAAATGAGCACACAACAAGTAAACTTAACTGGCTCTGTTGCCAGTATCACTTCAACTTACGCTGGTGAGTTTGCAGGGAAATATATTTCTGCTGCTCTACTAAGTGGTAAGACATTGGCTGATGGTTCTATTACTATCAAACCAAACGTAAAGTTCAAGGAAGTTGTAAAGAAAATCGCCTCTACAGACATTATTGCTAATGCTGGATGTGACTTCTCTGCTACTTCAAGTGCACTTACGCTTACTGAAAGAATTCTTCAACCAGAAGAGTTCCAAGTAAACCTCGAACTATGTAAAAAAGATTTTCGTAGCGATTGGGAAGCTGTACAAATGGGATATTCTGCATTTGACAACTTACCTCCTAAATTTGCTGACTTTGTATTAGGTCACGTTGCTGCTAAAGTTGCTGAGAAAACTGAGCAAAACATCTGGGGAGGCGTTGACGGTAACGCAGGTGAATTTGACGGTTTCACAGTTCTTATGGCTGCTGACTCTGATGTAAATGACGCTGCTAACGGTTCTGAAACTTCATACACATCTGCTAACATCATTTCATTGTTAGGTAATGTAGTAGATTCAATTCCTTCTGCTGTTTACGGAAAAGAGGATTTAACTATCTATGTACCTACTGCAGCCCTTCAGGCTTATGTTCGTGCACTTGGTGGATTTGGAGCTTCTGGTCTTGGTGCTGCTGGTACTGGAGACAAAGGAACTCAATGGTACAATCAGGGCAATGCACTTTCTTTTGAAGGTATTAAAATCCAACAAGCTCCTGGTATGCCTTCTGACCACATCGTTGCAGGTGAGGCTTCTAACTTGACATTTGGTACTGGTCTATTAGCTGACCACAACGAAGTTAAGTTGATAGATATGGCGGACATTGACGGGAGTCAGAATGTTCGTGTGATAATGCGTTTTACATCTGGTGTCCAATACGGAATCGGTAGTGACCTCGTATTACAGACTCTTGCTTAATAATTAATCGTCTAATATAAGGGGGTGTTAAACTCATCCCCTTTTTAATACTTATAATATGGCTTGTGATTTAACTGGCGGAAGATTAAGACCTTGTAAGGATGCCGTTGGTGGTATTAAGAAAATTCACTTTGCAGATTTCGGTGATTTAGGAACGCTAACTTTTGGTAGCAGTGACGAAATTACTGATATGACAGGAACTTTCACTTACCACACTTACGACGTTAAAGGTAACTCTTCCCTCGAAACTAACATTACGTCTTCTCTTGAGAACGGAACTACATTCTTTGAGCAAGTCGTAAACCTCACTTTATTCAAGCTGACTAAAGAGGACAACAAAGAATTGAAACTAATGGCGTACGGGAGACCTCACGTTGTTGTTCAAACATTCGATGATAAGTTCTTATTAGTTGGTGCTGATAATGGTGCTGATGTTACTGGCGGTACTGCTGTTACTGGTACTGCTATGGGTGATTTGAATGGATATACACTTACACTAACTGCTAACGAGCTTCGTATGCCTTCATTTGTTGATGGCGGAACTGACTCTGACCCATTTGCAGGTATGTCAAGTGCTACAGCTTCAGAATCTACTCAAAGAGACCCTTCATAAATTCAATAGGGTTATGAATCTAATAGGGGGTGTTTTCATCCCCTATTTTTTTGTGTAATGAAAACAAAATATTGTATTTTCGTTACTTTGGTATGCACGTATTAAGCACATCAACTGACGCACAAGAGTTAAAGATAGTTCCTCGTTCTGATGCGAGTTCGCCAACTCTTGAGCTTACTGATAAAAGTAAGAACACCACTACTACTGTAAGTGTATCTAAGACCTCCTCAGACCCATTTATGACGCTCTCTGGCAGCTTTTCTCTTGTTGAGGATAGATTCTATTCATTTGAGGTAAAAGATGGTTCTAACGTGATTTATAAAGGTCTTATGTTCTGTACTAATCAAACTGACTATGAGAAGTTTGACGTACATAAAGATGATTATGTAGTTGAAGATAGCTACGATAATGAATTTGTTATATTATGAGTCGTAAAGTAAAAAGAAATAATAATCGCCCTATGCCACAGGTAAAAGATGGTAAGATACACATTGTGAATCTTGAGTCTTATTCAAGACCTGATATAAAGGAATATAATAATCGGGATTGGATATCGTATGGCGATGACAATAACTACTTCGAGTACCTTATAGATAGATATAATGGTTCGCCAACAAATAACGCTGCGATTAACGGTATTGCAGAAATGATTTACGGCAAAGGATTAGATGCTACTGATAGTGCTGAAAAGAAAGAACAGTACGATGAGATGAAAGAACTTCTCACTAAGGACTGTATGAAGAAGATATGCTACGACTACAAAATGATGGGTCAAGCTGCACTTCAGATTATATACACTAAAGATAGAAAGAAGATTGCTACTGTAGAGCATATCCCTGTAGAAACACTTAGAGCTGAGAAATGCAATTCAAAAGGGGAGATAACTGCTTACTACTACAGTTCTGATTGGGAGAATGTAAACAACAGAACTAAGCTAAAGAGAATCCCTGCATTTGGCTATTCTAATTCGCCACTTGAGATATTGTACATCAAGCCATACAGAGCTGGTTACAAATATTATTCGCCAGTAGATTATCAGGGTGGATTACAATATGCAGAGCTAGAAGAAGAAGTAGCGAACTATCACATTAACAACATACAGAATGGTCTTGCGCCTTCTATGCTTATTAACTTCAATAACGGTGTTCCACCAGATGAGCAACGTGATATGATTGAAAGAAGCATTGTAGATAAGTTTAGCGGTAGTTCTAACGCAGGTCGATTTATCTTGGCGTTTAACGACTCGAAAGAACTTGCAGCTACAATAGAGCCAGTGCAGTTATCTGACGCTCACCAGCAGTATCAATTCTTGTCTGATGAGTCTATGCGTAAAGTAATGGTGTCTCACCGAATCGTATCGCCTATGCTTGTTGGTATCAAAGATTCAACTGGTCTTGGTAATAATGCTGAAGAGCTACAGACAGCATCAGTTCTTATGGACAATACTGTTATTCGCCCTATGCAAGTAACAATCATAGATGAGCTTGAGAAGGTTCTTGCATACAACGGAATTGATTTAGATATATACTTCAAGACATTACAGCCTCTTGAGTTTACTGATTTAACAAATGCTATTTCAGAGAGTGAAGTAGAGAAAGAGACTGGCGTAAAGAAAGACGAAGTTGAAGAAGAAACTAAAATAGAAACAGAGGAGTAATATGGCAACTGCATTATTTATAAAGAGAGCCGACCTTGTAAAGAATACCGCATTAAATGCTAATGTGGACACCGACAAGTTCATACAGTTTATTAAGATAGCTCAAGAGATTCACGTTAGAAATTATATGGGTACTGACTTGTATGATAAGATAAGCGCAGATATTATTGCAAATACTCTTACTGGAGACTATTTAGATTTAGTAAACGATTACATACAACCTATGCTTATTCACTATGCTATGACTGAATATCTTCCGTTTGCTGCATACAGCATCTCTAATGGTGGCGTATTTAAGCATAGCTCGGAGAACAGTACAATAGCGAATAAAGAAGAGGTTGATTTGTTAATTAGTAAGGAAAGAGATTATGCCGAGTATTACACTCAACGATTTATAGACTATATGAGTTATAATGCTGATAGCAAGTTTCCAGAATATTACACAAATAATAATGAGGATATTCACCCAGATAAAGACAGTTTATTTCACGGATGGGTACTATAAGCAAGTATAAACCAAAAAAGGAGAACATAATTAAGTTAAAGAAATATTTAGATGCCAAACGAAATATATCACAGAAGCAACTTCGGAAATCCTAATGCAGAGGGCTTTGGCGATGTGTACTACGACCACGCAGCGACCAATAAGCTATACAACCATTCTGACTATTACGAGAACTCAGATGGCACAGATGCGACCTTAAAAGACTTAAACAATAAAGCAAGTATAGTCTTAACACCTACTGCATATTCAGATGGTAGCTTAAATACTGTTATACCGCCTTATGGAATAAATCAAACAGAACTAATTACTAATGGCGATTTTAATGATGGTAGCACAGGTTGGACTCACAATAATTTAAGCGGTACATCTACATTTTCAGTTAGTAATAATGAATTAACTTTTACAAGAGATACTTTTGGAGATTCGTTTTACCAAACAGACGTAGCCCCTGCTGTTGCAGGTGTTTACTTGCTAACATTTGATATTACAGCAATTTCAGGCGGTAGTTTACGTTATTCTTTTAGCCCTAACAGTGCTGCAAATACATCTAATAGAGTTTTAGCAAATAGCTTAGGGTCTTACTCAACTTCTTTTGTATCTGATGGAACATTATTAGATTTTGTTTTTGATTTAGATTCAAATGGTGCGAGTGTAACAATAGACAACGTAAGCGTAAAAAAAATACAAGAAGCCGACTTTGACTTTAGTAGAGGTTCAAGTGCTACAAGAGTAAACGAGCAAGGGCTTGTAGAAGACGTACAGATATTAAGTGGAGAGCTTGTACAAAACGGAAACTTTGAGCAGATAGGTGCAGAGGAAGTAACCAACGGAAACTTTGAAACGGACAGCGATTGGACAAAAACATCTACTGTTACTATATCTAACGGAGTAGCAAATATAGTTTCAGATGGAAGTTATCAGTATTTAGCACAAAGTGGTATAACAACACAAAACAAATTTTATAAGTTAGTTTATACTATTGTTTCAAATAATAATGGTGCATTAAAGTTTAGTAATGGCTCTACTTCTTATGGTGGTTTAACTTCGACTGCCGGTACACACACAAAGTATTTTAAAGCAAATACAGGCACTTCTGTTTATATAGAAAGACAAGCAGGTGTAACTGATATATCAATAGACAACGTATCAGTAAAAGAGGTCGGACAGAATTGGACACCTAACACTAATGCGACTTTAAGTATTGATAGTGGTAGGTTAAAAGTAGCTATTAGTGGTGGGAGTGGTTATCCATCACAAAACATAACTACTGAGGTTGGCAAAACATATAAAGTAACAGCAGACGCTTTTATTGGCACTTCAAGTAGATTAGCATTTTGGATAAATGCAGACTCACAATTTAGAAACTTATATGCTGACGGAAGTTTTAATTTTACTTTTGTAGCTACATCTACATCAACTCAATTAAGACTTTATGTTTATGATGATGGTGCTTATGGGTTTTGGGATAATGTATCAGTAGTAAAAGTAACAAACGATACCGACTTACCAAGAATAGATTTTACAGATGGTACAGGAAGTTTGTTATTAGAGCCACAGAGGACTAATACATTTGTATATAGCGAAGATTATAGTCAGACTAATTGGAGTAAAAATCAAATAACTGTAAGTGGTAATAATATTGTTTCGCCTGATGGTAGTGTTAATGCTTCATTAATAACAATATCAAGCTCAATTCCATACTTAGCTCAATTTCAAACTTTAACCACAGGCAATAACTATACGATAAGTGCTTTTGTAAAAAAAGGTACAAATAGATGGGTAAGATTAGCTTATGTTTCAAGTGGTTCAAATGCAGTGTGGTTTGATTTAGAAAATAATGTAGTAGGAACTCAAGTCGGTTATTCAGTTTCTGCAAGTATTGAAAATTACGGAAATGGTTGGTACAGAATAATTAATACCATTACATCAAATTCATCTTCAGGTATTGCGTTTCTTGGGCTTTCTGATGCAAATAACGGAACTTCGTCGACAAGCGGAATTGGCAATACAGTTTATGCTTGGGGATTACAAGTTACACAGGGAGATTATCCAACATCCTACATACCAACAAGCGGTTCAACAGTAACTCGCTCGCAAGACGTAGCAAACAATAGTGGTAACGCTGACTTGTTTAATGATAGTGAGGGTGTGCTATATTATGAAGCATCTGCTTTAAATGACGATGTAGGTTCAACAAGAACTTTATCTATAAGCGATGGCTCAGGTACAAACACTTTATATACAGGTTATAATTCTTCGTCAAATGTAATACAAGCACAATTAGTAGTTGGGGGTGTTGCACAAACTAATATGTTGCACACAGTTAGCGATAGAACTGATTTTCTAAAAGTAGCTATATTATATCAAAACAATAACCATAAAATGTACATCAATGGTGTAGAGGTGTTGGTAGATACAAGCGGAAGTGTACCGAGTGCAAATACTTTTGATAGATTAAACTTTGATTTAGGACAGGGTAGTTTTGATTTCTATGGTAACGTCAAATGCGTAGCAGTATTTAAAGAAGCATTAAGTAATGATTTACTTGAAAGACTGACAGGCGAGGGTTACGAATCCTTTAGACTATTAGCAGAAGCAAACAATTATACAATTATATAAAATGGCAGTAAAATTAGGAAACGGTAATTGGGCAGTAAAAGAAGATAAGCTATTAGCATATAACGACAATAGTGGTTTATTCTTTAACAAAGAGTTTGACTTTTCAAGGGGTACGTCTGCAACCTATGTAGCTAAAGACGGACTAATCAAAACAGCAGGTATTCAACCTAACATAGTAAACAATGGAGATTTCAGCGAGTTAGGGTCAGAGGTTATTACGAATGGAGATTTTTCCCAAAGCGGCACTCCATCATCAAGCTCTTATACTTTAGGGTGGTATTCTCCTGACCCCGGTGTGTCAATATCTAATGGCGAGCTTAGTCTTACAAAACAATCTCCTCTTTGTAGAGCTTATGCCACAGATGGAATAAGTGTTATTGCTTTTTTAACTTCAGGAAAAACATATAAATTAGTTTACACAGTAACAGAGAATAATCAAGGTGCAACTCTTAGATATTACAATGGCACTTATATAAATATAAACGGCTCAGTAGGAACACATACATTGTACTATAAAGCAGCGACACAATACTTTATTCTTCTTAACGCAAGCGACAACAAAACAATAAAGTTAGACAGCGTATCTGTAAAGCAAGTTGACCCTAATGATTATTGGACTTTAGGTACAGGTTGGAGTGTAGGAGATAATAAAGCGACAAGCGATGCATCTGCAAATAGCTACTTAAATCAACAAGCGTATGAAATAGGAAAAACCTATAAATTAGGATTTGAGGTTTTAGAGGGTACTATTGAATTAAGGTCTGCACAGTATAGTAAAGGCACAGGATTTTACACCACAGGCACTTATTCTATTGAAGTTATACCTACAACAATATCTACACATTTTTACGTTTACACAGGTTTCGGTCAATCTTCAATTACAAATATAACAGTACAAGAAATACAAACAGACACGCCAAGAATAGACTTTACTAATGATACTAAAGGGCATCTACTCTTAGAGCCACAGTCAACTAATTTAGTAACTCAAAGCGATGGTTCAAATTGGCTGAAAAGTAATGTTACATACACAGCAAACACAGCAATTTCTCCTGATGGCACACAAAACGCTGCAACATTAAACTTCTCAAACAACAACGGGATTTTTAGATTTAGAACTACAAGTGGTAATCCTGACGGAAGGTCATTTACAGGTTCTGTATATTTAAAGGCAGGTACAATGACAGATGTTAGACTAAGAATTTTAGGTAGTGGTAGTGGACTTGGTATGGTAACTAAAGAAATTACACTCACAGACGAATGGCAGAGGTTTGATGTTTCTCGAACATTTTCAGGTACAGGGGATAATGTAAGATTTAGAGTACAACCAAACTTACAAACAGGAACTGTATATTTTTATGGTGGTCAAGTTGAAGAATTAAGCTATCCTACAAGTCTAATTTACACCACAGGAGCGACATCAACTCGTAATGCAGACGTATGTAATAATAGCGGCTCTGCACAAGACTTTAATTCAGAAGAAGGAGTATTGTATGCGGAGATACAAGGTTTAGTTGAAAATTCCCCTGCGAGAGTTATAAGTATTGGAGAGGGGTTAAATTTTGAAAATGGTATTATAATGTCATTTGATACATCAAATAATTTAATAAAATATAAAGTTAGAAGTAACAATATAACAACTGTTGATATAAGTAAAGGGGGTGTAGATAGAACATTAAACCATAAAATTGCCGTAGTATATAAGGTTAATGATTTTCAAATATGGCTCGATGGTTCTAAAGTTGCAAGTACTACATCAGGAGCTGTTCCATTATCTTTATCTAAAATTCAATTTTCAGATATGAATGTTTCAAGCTCTCTATTCTACGGAAAAGTAAGAAACGTACAAGTATTTACAGAAGCTCTTACAGACGAACAATTAGAAAAATTAACAAGTTAGTATGTACGATAAAGCAAGTTTAGCGTTAATACCAAGTGGTTATAAAGATAGTGAATTATACTCTGTCTTACCTGCTAATGGCGATGGAGATTTTGAACATATTAGAACTTCAACTGCGACACGAGTAAATAAAGATGGGCTTATAGAATCAGTAGCTATTGATACACCACGCTTAGACTATACAGGTAATTGCCCTCATTTGCTATTAGAACCTCAAAGACGAAATTTATTTGCTGATAGCGATTTATCAGGACTTTCACCAACAACATCAGGTGATGGTGCAGCAACGAATACAGTATTATCTAATGGGTTGACAGGTAAAAAAATTAGTATTACATCATCAGGCAGGGTTTTCTATTCTATTACCACAACTTGCGTAATAGGAACTCAATATACAGTATCTTGTTATGTGGATGAATTTGTGGGCGCAACTGAAAGTAATTTTATTGACATTACAACAGGTGGTAATAATGAGGATTTTTCAACATCTTTACTTACTAATGGGCGTATGCAAGGCACTTTTACTGCTACTGCAACAAGTGTGCAAATTAGAATAGGAATCGGCACTACATCAAACAGAACAGGAACTAAAAGTGCAAAGATTTCAGGTGTACAACTTGAAGATGGTAGTAGTGGTGTTGATGCAACCTTTGCAACAAGTCTAATACAAACCACAGGTATTATTAAAACACGCTCAGCAGATATTTGCAGTGATTCAGGTACAAGTGCAGAGTTTAACGACAGCGAAGGGGTTTTGTTTGTTGAAATAGCAGCTTTGGCTGATGATGTTACAAGCAGGAGAATATCTATATCTGATGGGGGTGGTAGCAATAGATTAGAGATATTTTATAGCACAGCTTCAAACAACAGAATATCCTTTCAGGTACGTAGTGGTAATCTTTTAGAAGCTTCAATGGGCTATAATGTAACAGACATAACTAATTTTAATAAGGTGGCTGTTAAATACAAACAAAATGACTTCCAATTTTGGATAAATGGTGAGCAAGTTGGTACTGATAATAACGGAAATACACCAACAGGATTAAACACATTAAGATTTGAAGATGGTTCAGGGGGTAATGACTTTTACGGAAAATGCAAACAACTAATATATTTTAACGAAGCACTAAGCAATAGCGAATTACAAACACTAACAAGTTAATTAAATTAAAATGAAGTATATATTTAAGAAATATGAATTTGACAGTCAAAGTCAAGCTGAAACAAGAATAGCTGCTTTGCCTTCAGTAACCGATGAGGATGGAAACGAAAGCCCATCACACAGCCATACAGTTGTAAAGCTCGGTTATCTATGGACTACCGAACCTACCCACAATGAGGAAGGCGAAGTAGAAACAGAAGGCGTAGCATCTGATGCGTACTCGGTTGATGTACTTTGGAAGGCAAGTGAGATTACAGAAGTTGACGAAGATGAAGAATCTACTGTAAGCTATCCTTACGGATGGGTAAGTAAAGAGATATCTGTCGAGGGTAACGGAGTACACACATTTGCAGGGTGGAACTTTAACGAATAGAAAGATGTCAGAGCTGTCGAAAGATACTAAATTCAGTATGAGCATAGAAACTATTGTATCTCTTGCTATCGGTATAAGTACCGTAACAGCGTTTTACTTTAGCTTGAAAGCACAGATTGATAGAGCTATGGAATTACCTGAACCTGTAATCTCACGACAAGAGTACGACCTAAAGGATAACGCCATCCGTTCAGAGATTATGAATAATCGTGAGCTGATAGAAAAGAACTTTGAGAAACTTGAACTGATTGAGCAGCGTGTATATGAATTGAGATGAGAACTTTAATTGTCTTAGCGTTTTTACTATTTAGCCCTGCTTCTTTAGGAGAAGTTGCAAAAGCAGATATTACAGTATTACAAGTTAATACAAAATGGAACAAACAGCACAATATAGACCTTAATAATTTAATAGGGTGTGAAGTACAATTTACTTGGCTTGAAGACCAAAACGATAACTTCAAGAAGCAAGTGCAAACTGTACCTATTGTTGTTGTTTATCACAACGGAAGACCTGTAAGGCAATGGTCTGCTGACCTTAGTTTTAGATTGAACTTGGACTTAGAAGAGATTCAACGAGTAATAGATAAATTATGAAATACTTTAATTACCACGAATTTGACTCTCCAGACATACAAGGCTCTGGGCAGTTAATGAGTAAAGAACTTCTTGAAATACTTGAGGAGGTTCGTGAACATTACGGAAGACCCATAAATATTAATTCAGGGTACAGAACGGAATCTCATAATGCTAAAGTTGGCGGAACACCAAATTCAAGCCATCTAAAAGGTTTAGCTTGTGATGTGGCGTGTACTAACTCAAGAGATAGATTTCACTTAGTACGCCTATTTATAGAGTACGGAATAACTCGTATCGGAATAGCAAATAACTTTATACACATCGACATAGACGATGAGGACAAGTCCGAACAAGTAATCTGGACATACTAATGAAAAAGATACTTGAATTAATTACTGGTGGTCTTATAAAAGACATAGGAAATGTTATAGACAAAGTAACAACTACTGACGAAGAACGCCTTACTGCAAAGCAGAAGATACAAGAACTATTAGAAAAAGCAGATAATGATGCTCAAACACAAGTTACAGAACGCTGGAAACTGGATATGCAAAGCGACTCGTTCCTGTCAAAGAACATACGACCGCTTGTTATGGTGTTTCTTACGTCGATGTTTACCATACTGGCATTTACCGATGGCAACATTGGGCAGTTTACAATACAGAAGGAATATATCCCTATATTTCAAACGCTCCTCATTACTGTTTACGGTGCGTACTTTGTGGGAAGAACTTGGGAAAAAGGTAAAAATAATGGCAAGAAAGATAGTTAGTACATACGAAACAAAGAGTAAAGTAAAACGACCAAACGTACATTCTAAGAACGCTTCTGTAGGTCAGAAGGGTTATAAGAAAAAGTATCGTGGGCAAGGTCGTTAATAACTTTTATGAATTCAATACCCCCTTGTGAATTCAATAGGGTATATTTGTTACATATAAAGTTTTTCTCTGTTTAGTCCTTTATATTTGATTTTGTTCAATCGGAAGAGTGGCAGCCCTGTAAGGTTGTCACTTTTTTTTGTATATTAGTTGTATGGATAGAAACCAAAAGGGTTGTTTCGCCGAATATAAATTCGCCACCAGAGCGATGGAGAACGGTTTTAATGTTTCTATGCCACTACTTGATTCCTCTACATACGACTGCATATTAGAGAGAAGTAGCAAACTATATAAGGTTCAAGTTAAATATATGTCCGCCAACAGATATACTTCTGAAAGACAGAAGTTGCCTCAAATTGAGATAAAGAGCGGTAAAGGTTATTATTCTCCTGAAGACGTTGACTTCTTTGCGGTATGGCACGATGAGCATAAAGGATTCTTTATACTACAGAATACTGGACAACGAGCCTACAGGTTATGTCTCAGTAATAAATACAAAGAAAACTTCAATAATTTCGATTTAATACAATAATTATTTGGTGGTGTCAGTTGGGATTTGTACATTTGCCCTATGACTATATACGAGAAATTGGTGGATGTTCAGGGGAG